CTCTCATGTGGATTTTAATGAACATTTAACGTCTGTTCTAGACGGATCTTACATAATTTTAAGGTCTTAAAATACTGAATATTTAATATATATTCGAAACAAATTACAGGTTTGGAGGAACCGGATAATACATCATCCTCGGCCAACCCGTAAAAAAGTAAAAGGAGAAATCATCACCAGCTGCAACATGTACATCATAAAATGTAGCATTTGTACTATTGGTAGCATCGATACTCACTACAGCGCCAGATATAGGCTCATCAGTAGATCCTGTTTGACTCGTCCAATTCTTAATTTTTCCAGGACAAAAGCGATTAGGCTCCCACCATGGAATCTCATACTCTATACATGGATTCACGGATTTAGATGTAATGATTGACCCTGTTGATTTTTGCTTATATGCGCCAGAAAATAATGCTGCCCTAGCTACACTACTATCAGAAGCAATAGGTGTAGCTAAAATAATATCATATAATGATAAAAGATACCTGCCTGATGGATTATACGAAACAGAAGCAACTCCTCTGGCCAAAGCTGTACATCTTGGGAATAATTTATACCTTATAGAACCTCTCCAAGCCGAAAATGCCGGTGCTAAATAGTTCAGCATTGTCATTTTAAAATAATTTGTAGGTACACCTCCAGATGCAACATGAACGGCATCAGGAAAATTTCCTCTATAGCCTGGAAAAATACGGTGCTCAAATTCGAAAACCTTACAGTTATCAGATAATGCTGTAGGCGGAATACGAAGAGCTGCCCACGGATAATACCTATTAAGCATATTCTTAAAGGAAAGAATTTTTTCTCCACAATAAACTAAGTGTCTTTTGTTAGATACACTTAAGTCTTGATCCAGGGATAAAGCTTGCTCATGGTACGCATCAGATTCTTCAACTAAATCTTCTGATTGAGCACTCATAGAAACCCCAGTAGATTGTGGTGCTATAAGATAATTTGCATAATTGTCAGAGGGTACAAAAACATCAAGGTCATCAATAGAAACAAAATAGTTAATATTAATTATATTTGGTGTACCAGTAGCAACATTAGGTAATGTCAGTTCGTTAAGAACATAAACTGTAATAGTTCCATTACCATATGCTGCAGGTGATAGTGGTGTAGTACTAATATCAAAAGTTTGATTTCCAGGCTCAGGTGGCAAATAGAGAAGCATGGTCCTTTCTTGATTTGGACCAACTTTAAATGTCACATCTCTACAAGTAGCTATATCAATAATATGGGTATACTGAACATTATCTTCTCTAGTTGCAACAGAGCCTTGGGGATCATAAACAACAGCAAGACGACCTCTATGGAATGCAGATGCAACAATTTGCATTCTAATTTTAAATGTGCCATTCCAAAATTTAAATGGCAAAACAGCACCACAGCATGCTGGAAATAATAAAGCTGTGTGTGCAGGAACACCACCAGCAGCTGCAACAAAAAATTGGTTATGAAGATTGGGCGTAACTCGAAAACTAGCAACTATATCTCCGACAGGTTCATTCAGTGTCCAACCTGAAGTAACAAGAAAGGATTCCCTACTAGCAATATCCTTTATATTCATCTCATCTCTATCAGATAAACCTAATATTCTAGGATCC